TCGGTAAGAATATCCTTTCGATTTCCAGTAAAATAAATCGCCCTCATGTCTTACTCGGTCTGCTTCCGTCTTCCAGCCGGAAGCCGGTATATTAGACAATGTCGGCTGATAGTCGTAATACCAAGTCTCAATCTGGCCATCAATCTGACTTTGCAGACTTGCAATCTTCGGATCATATATTGCGCCGACAAAATCCTCCAGCTCTCTGCTCGCATTCTCCTGCGCCTTATCCGCTTTTTCCTGCGCAATCGCATCAATTGTCTTCCCTGACAAGGAAAATGTATTCGCAACGATATTCACCCGCCCGGTATTGGCATCCACCTCAAACGTAATGTTCCCGTCATTATCCTTCGCCACAAGCCCTCTCGTGTTGATCCACTCCGCCAGGATCCCGATCACCGACAGCACGTTATAGATTGCATTCCCGTTCGCATCCGTTCCCGCATTCCAGGTCTTTCCTCCATCTGTAGAGATCCCGAATGCATCGATTGTCTGTTTCCATATGGTTTTCGAGTCTGCCAGCTGGGGCTTGTCATGCTGATACTTGATCACACTCCCGTCTTCCTGTGTTTCGTAAGTCTCATACAAGCCCATGCTTCTGGCCATCAGGGATGCAAAATGTTTTGCCGCTATATCATAAGCAGACAACTGATTTTCTGTCTGGTCCTTCGTCATTGCCATCAGCTTTGTCACCGCACCGTACCGCGTATAATTCTTCTCTGTCGGAGTTTCTGCCCCGCATTCAATCTTCTGTGTTCCGGAAAGACTGAATGTAGTATTTGTTATCACAGACCAGTAAGACCTCTGCTTTCGATCTGTGATAACGAACAGATCTCCTGCCTCCATGCACGGATCTGACTGGGTGGTTATCTTTAACGGACGAAAGGTATTGCCCACCACCTTCCGCCCTACATGGTCCAATACCTCCTGCACAGTATCCCTCTGAATCAGGGGATTGTCTGACAGCTCCAACACATACCCCTCTTCCCCGTACATGACCAGTTCTTTCTTATCGTCAGATCCTCCTTTGACCGATACCGATATACCTGTGATCGTGACGTCATTGATATTGATGCTCTGGGATTTCAGCATGTAGATATGATGATATCCGCCCATATCCGCAAATGCACCGCCATAGGCAACATCACCGGCATTCCACGGGGCAAACCTCCCGCCGTGCAGGCTGCCGCCGGTTGCATACGGCGTGTCCCCGTCAAATACACCTCCGTGATACCCGTCATTTTTCAGCCTTTCCAGCAGTTCAAAATCATACCATCCAAAATCAAGCTGCCCCAGGTTATTGATAAAGGCATAACACCCCATGATCTGCGCACAGTAAGACACCATATCCCGGAAAGTCATTGTGTCGCTTTCCGGACGGGTGTTGACCACGTAACTCCCCATCTGGATGGATCTGGCGTTCAGTGTCATCTGGCAGGATGTACAAGCATCCATCAGGATCTGGCTGACCGCAGCCGGATAATTCAGCGTGCTCTGGCTGTACGGTCTGTCAAAAAACAACATCCCGTCATACGCTTTTATATCTATCGTCAAATCCTTCGCTTTCGCCTCTACAATCCGGAACTCTCCCTTGCGCAGGTCTTCCCATGAGCCATCCATAAGGCAGAGTCCGACCTTTGCAGAAATATCAGCCTCTTCGAAATCAACCTCGTCAAATCTGCCGTCCATGTTATTCAGTGACGCCTTATATTCCTTGACAATAGCCGCCCCGATCTCAAACTTGCCGTTGGCACTGGCCGCCTCATTGATGCTGTACGCGGTCACGTCCTCCATGGAGAGGGATACCTCCTCCCCATTTTTCAGGATAATCCTGTCCTTTAACCGGAACCGCCTGTTCTTCTCAATTGCCAGACGATAGTCCATCGTTGTATTGATCATTTCCGTCACCTCTGTATGATATCTACCGATACACTCTTATAATAAAAGATCCCGTCGCCGATCCAGCCAAGCTGCTCCTTCGATAATGTCCCGCGGTACGATTCTATCGTGATCTCCATGCCGTCGTCACGGAAAGTAAAAGGGATGAAGCCCGCTGTCAGAGTCCGCTTGATCAGGACCACCTCCGCCTCCGGCAGGATCCCCCATTTGATGCTCACATTCTTCTTCTCAGCCACCACATCACCGATCATCAGCCCGGACAAGGTCCGTCCGGTATCCGACGTCCAGATGATCTCATCATTGACAGATACAGATACCGGATCCGGCAGATCGGTGCCTCCTGATTTTAAAATACTCATATCCCACGCCTCCCGCTATTTCAATGTCACGTCATTGTACCGTATATCTATGGACTGCTGCGCCATTCCCTGCATCCGCGCCACCTCTTCGTTATCCAGGTAGAATCCCATGCCCGTAAGAGCCGCTATTACCCTTGATACGGCCTGGTTAACGATGGATTCTAGTTCCTCCCTGGTCACTCCTTGGGATCCTGACACAGCCCGGACCGCAGCATCCACCATTTCCTGCATCTTATTCTCCGGCGCTACAACTTCGCCGTAATGACGATTATCCCCGATCATTGCAAGGCGCGGCGTATTCGCTTTCACAAATCCTCCGTCAGCAAGATAGGGGATATTCCTGGGCGTCCACGTCGAGAGATTGAATCCCAGCGAAGTGATCCCTGTCAGATCCGTCACCCACTGCGGCGCGTCGATCCGGATGCTGTTCAGCATACGTGCAATACTGTTCACTCCGCTTGCAACCGCGTTGATCATCCCGTTCATGCATCGGATCACCTGGTTTACGGGTGCACGGACAATCTCCCCCAGAGAACCGAACACAGAGGAAAATTTCCTGCTAATCCCTTCTAACGCTTCATTTACAACCCGCTTGATCGTGCCGACCGGATCGTTAATGAATCCCTTCAGTGCATCCCAGGTTGACTTTGTTATATTTTTCAGAGTGTCCCATATTCCGGAGATAAAGGTCTTCACCCATTTAAATTTGACGTCTATCTCATTCTTTATCTTGTCTATGATGGTTTTGATCGTATTGAAGACCAGATCCCAGGCAACCTTTGCAACTCCGACAACCGCATCCAGAATACCTCCGAATATCTCCTTGATCCCTTCCCAGGCACGCTCCCAGTCTCCAGTAAATATGCCTGCAACAAAGTCTATCACTCCGCTCAGGACTTTCAGAAAGCCTTGCAGTATTGATGCGATCACTCCAAATATGAATTCAAACTTTGTCCACAACCATTGCAGCTTAGAGGCGAACTGTGCAATAAATTTCTCTGCGAACCACGCCACGAACGGAGACAGGAAATCCCACAGGACAGCCGCCGCCTCAACCGCCTTCGCGGCGAAATCAAGAAATGCGTCAATCAAAGGCTGCACATACACTTCGGCCAGCATGGCGAACCGTTCCGCGATCCAGTCGAATACCGGCACAAGATAGGTGTTGTATGCATCCAGGATTCCCGCCAATATCGTGGTAAAACCGCTTGCAATCTTCTCAAATGCCGGCCTGAGATGTTCATCATATGCCAGGCTGATACTCTCAAATGTGTTCCTGACCAGTTCATGGATCACTGTCAGGACCTCTCCCAGGGGCGCCAGCGTCCCCTCTAATGCCTGCTTGATCCTGTCCTTATTCTCTATGATCGGCTGCGTGATACTGTCTATGACGTCACGTCCAAGCTTCAGCGATAGATCCATAAGGCCCAGGAATGCATCCGAAAAAATCCCGATAAGAGCTGCTGTACATGCCTTCGCATCATCCCCGGAAAATACTGAGAATATATCCGCAAAGACAACCGTAAAACTGCCTATGATCCCGGCTGTCTCTGCTGATACATCGAACATGGACACCAGACGATCCTTGATATACTCCGAACTGCTGCTTAGATAGAGATCAATCCCTCCTGCCAGGTTGTCGGCAATTGTAAGCCCTATACTCGCCATGGAACCTGCTGCCTTGCCCGCATTCAGCGCAATGGAATCAAACAACCGGTTCGCGGAGGATACTACAGCCGGATCCGTGAAGATATCCTTCAGTGATCCGGCGATACCTTTTATGTGCTCCTGGATAGACCGGATGCGCTTCTCGCTGTCCCCGAACCCGATCACGAATCCTTTCTTGAACAGGCCCGCCAGCTCCTTACAGCGGTCGATCAGTCTCTGGAACTTTTCACTTAATGGATCCAGGACATTCTCACCCTCTGCAAGACTGCCAAAATCCACGGCACTGCCAAGACCGCCTCCCGTGCTTCCCCCGTTTCCGGAATCTTCTGAACCGGATTCTGCCGAAGGCTCCTGCATCTTATTGATCTTGTCGAAACCCATTAACGCCCGCATTTCCTTTGCGGTCTTCTTAACAGCACCTCCTGCCTTATCCGCAGAAGATGCCATACCGTCAGCGGCAGATGAAGCACTCTCAAAACCAGCGCCGGCATCTGAGACTGTATCGCCCATTCCAGAGATCTGTGTGTTTCCGCCGCCTTTATTTCCTGTGATCAGTTCTGTAAATGCCTTAAATGCATTTGCCAGAGTTGCCAATTTCCCCAAAAGCACATTCACTGTCTGAATAATTGGAGTAAACAGATTGATAAGCCCCTGGCCTATAGTGCCCTTAAGACTGTCAAATTGCAGTTTCAGGATCCTTACCTGGTTCGCCCAACTGTCCGAAGTCCTGGCAAAATCTCCCTGTGCTGCCGACAGCTTTTCCTGTACAAACTGATAACGCAGGGCCGTTTTCTCCATCTCCGACATGTCGGCAGTAACCTTACCGAAACCGTTTGCCATGGCATAGGCATCCAGGGCGCTTTGCGTCATCACAACGCCCAGGTCCTTCGAGGTCTCCGTCTCTCCGGTAAATACGGATTTCAGCTTCGTATAGGCTTCCTCCTGACTGGTATTGTAGAAAGAAGCCACATCCCCAGCCAGCCCCGTCAGTGTCGAGCTCATCTCATAAGCTTCTGCTTCAGTGAATCCGAATGACTTTGCCATGGCCCCGAAGGTCCCGGTGAACTGCTTGGCCATGGTCTCCGACAGCCCGAAAGACTGCGCCGCGCTTTTTGAAAATCGATCCACCTGCGCAGTCATATGCGGAAATGTCACATCCACAACGTTCTGCACTTCGGTAAGGTCAGAGCCCAGGTTCAGGCACTCTTTTCCAAAGTCTATGAGTTTTTTTACTCCAAAAGCTGCCGCTAATCCCGCTCCCGCCTTTTTTGCCAGATTCTGTATCCCGTTCATCTGGCTGTCAAAATCATTCCTGTTCACTACAAGATCAAGACCGATCTTTCCTACACTGTCTCCCACACATACCACCTGCCTCTGTCCTCAGGGACATCGGCACACGGCACTACTTGTCCTGGTTGATCCTTATCTCAAATACCTTCCCGCAGTGCCTTGCCCGGCACTTGATATAAACTCCCCTGCATACTGCATCCGGCACATACTGCACATTCTGCTCATGCCCGCAGTATCTGCACTTTACCTTCTTCTTTACTGCTTCAATCTCTCGCGCCTCCTTCCCCCTCCTGCCATCTCTATAAATGCATTCTTCAAGGTCTCAAGGAAATCCTCGGTCTCTTCCGGCTTCCTGGACTGCGCAGTCCTGCTCTGCCATTCGCTCCGGATCCTTCTCTGATCCGGCGAGAAATGCTTCAGCACGTCATCATCCGTCTCTGACCGGATGGCCACGATCCTGCCAAGCGGAGTCTCCGGCGCGATTCCTTCCAGGAATGCCCGGAACTCATCCCACTTCATGCCGTCAAGATCCCTGGATAAACGGATCCCGTACTGTGACTGGAAGGAAGCTATGATCAGGTCAAAATCTTCCACCAGATCATAGTACGGGTTACTGCTCTCCCCCTGAATTCTCCCCCATGACCAGATTCATTGCTGCCGAAATAACGGCCATATAATCCTTAAACTGCAGCTTCAATCCGTCCAGCTTCTTTTGATCCTTCGCATTGAACAGCTTCTCAACGGAATCCAGGGAAGCTTCTACTTCTGATTTGCTCTTAAAATTCCCCATGATCTCCAGCACCGTCTTTGCATCGGCATTCACTTCCACCTCAATGTCTTTAACCCTCAATACCGGGTTCTCGTCAAAGCTCAGTCTTTCCGTGATATCTACTACTTTTCCCATCTCTATTCTCCTTTCTGTAAGGATGTCTCCACTGCCTGGCCTGTTGCTTCCGGAAGCGTGATCTGAGGTTTCCCGTTGCTCATCACGTCAAATTCCAGCGGACCTGCATTTGTTGCGTCTGCCGCATTCAGCGCCGTAATGCTGTATACCGCCCTGTCCCAGAATACAACCGTGCCGTCAGGGAATGTCCACCCAAAATATCCTTCCGCATTCCTTCCGTTCATGAATGCCTTACCCGCCACATAGTCATTACCCGGATCCCCAAGGTTCCGCTTGCCCTTAATGGAGATCTTGATCCCTTTCGCGGTCATCAGCCGGTTTACCCAGCCCTCTTCACCGTAGGTGTACCATTCCTCCACGCCGTTATCGAACGACACTGAGAAGCTCTCCATATCCTTGATATCTGTTGCAGTATCCTTGGCCTCTCCTGCCTGGAACATATTTTCATAACATGGAAATACCCCCGTTTTCCTGCCTGCATTTTCTCCCGCCATGCTTATTCTCCTTTCCCATAAATAACAGCCGCCTCAATGACCATCTCGTAGATGCCGGAATCATCCGTGCCCACATCCTGGATATCACTGAGCGGCTGTATAAACTTAATCTTCGTATTATTAATGCTTGCTTCCCTTGTGTCCAACACAGCCGAAAACAACTCCCGTGCAGCTCTCTCTGTGTCCCTTGGGGATCTGTTCCAGTGGACCAGAAAAGTCACATACATAGTCCCGTAAGATTCCAACGCCGGACCTCCGATCGCTGTCTTGTATGCGTGGCTGTGCCTGCTGTGGTAAACGCCCACAGACCTCTCCTTCTTCGCATCCAGCTTTCCCATGTATACATGGTCGGCAAGTTTCAATGAATCCATATAATCCCTTACATCCGATAACATCATAAATCCGCCAGCCTCCTGTATATTTCCTTGAATGTATCTGGGGCAAAATCCTGTTTCTTGCCACCCAGAAGCCAATCTTTGTACCACATTCCTCCCGCATTCGGATTTTCTCCTTTATCGAAATGATACTCCGGATGAAAATATAATCTTCTCGCATAGGGGGCACTGGACACAATTGTTACCGTTCCGTTCGAACTATTAGACATATCAACAAAAGTAGATTCATTTTGTAATGTACCGCCTCCATGGATCTTTTCCTTTACAAGCCTTCCTTTATACTCCCGTCCATTTTTAGCAAACTGGCCTCTTTTTCCATAAACCCTTCTTTCAATCACTTCCGGATCATCAAAAGGCATTACTTGTGCCTGGATTACTTCCGTATGGACTGCCTCGGCAGTCTGTTCCAGGGCAGCAACCTGTGCCCCTGTCAATTCACGGATCCTGTCCATATTTAGATTAATAACAGAATTTACACGGATCATAACAGCAACACCTCCGTATAGTTAACGCTTCCATCCGGATTCCTTGCCTTTTTCCCTTGCAGAATCCGGCGCTTTACCCCCATGACATCCGCCGTCCCTCCGGAAATTACTGGAAAACCAGGGCAGATATCTCCCGGAAACAGCACCGTTCCAGTGATCTCCACCAACTTTTTTTCAGCAGTCAATACAGTCCTTGCCTTATCCTGATAGTTACATTTCCCTGAATAGCTTACCGTATCTAACGGCTCGCCATACTCATTAAGCCCTTCCCGGTCAAATTCCAGGCTGATATCCGTCTTACACCACTGTTCTAATACCAGACACGGCCATGACATCCCGATCACCTCGCTAATCTACAGCATAAGCCCGTCTGGCTCAGCTGCTCATACACATCCCTGCGCATCGGGATCCCTTTCTGCGTAGTCACATTCCAGGAATCCCCGAACTGCATGGACACCCCGTTGATACTATAGCCTTGCAGGATCATATCGAAGATATCTTTATTCTGATACTCGAATTCCGCCTGCCGGGCACATACTTCCCGGATGATCTCCTGCTGGAACGGCGTCAGAGAAGAAATACCCCGGCCTGCAATCCGGTTATAGGTCAGGGTATCAATGTGCCTGGACGCCTGTTTCAGGTATTTAGAGATCTTATCTTCCGGAAGCACGCTTCCCTCAAACACATCCCGGTAATATGCTTCATCCGCATAAGGTTCATAAACCATCTTATTCACCCTCTTTTGGAACATGCTCTTTAATCTTCTTTACAATCCCGGATACAGAAGAGGATTTTCCAAGATCAATCCCGTGCTCATGCGCAAAGCACCTCAGGATATCGATCACATCTTCATCATCTGTGGTTCCGCGGTTCTCCTTCAGCTCTTCCAGTTCTTTCTTCACAGCTTCATACTCCCCATACGGTACCGTCTTTCCCCGGCCATAGCTAATAATCCCGCCTGCATCGTCTATGATGTCGTAACCTGCATCCTGATAGAATTTCCTCTGTGATTCATCAATCGAATACTCCTTGTTTCCTTTCACTGCTTTCATTCTGCCGCACCTCCTATCCTTCCTATGCCTTCTTCTCAACATTCATGGCGCATCCTTCTACCTTCTTCTCCAGCATGAAGAGATCGCCGAAGCTCCTGTTCTGGAACAGGTAACCGTCTGCCGTCCGTGAATCCGTCCCCGGGGTAAACAGCTTGATATAACTGTACTTATCCCTGCACACAAGGCAGGTCGGATGCAGCAGGATCCAGTTGATCTGCAAGGCATCCTCCGATGCCGTACAGCCGTCTGTAAAGTCATATTTCGTCTTCATCCTGGCTGCCGGAACCATCTTAATCGTCACATCATCCAGGCTGTGCACCTTACGATTGATCGAAGAAGGTGTATTCACGGATATTACCCTCTGAAGTCCTTCCGCCTCTTTCACAATCTTATTCATGGCAGGCGTGACATACAGAACCCTTCCCTCTTCCGGGACACTGGCTTCATCCATGACCGCCATCTCTTCATCGAATGCTTCAAGGAAATTCGCGGCCGTGATCACATCCGTATTGATCCTTCCGGAATAAGCCGTCAGCTCCGCATGAAGCTTACTGAACCGGTAAGAATCTTTTTCCGGGATTGCCTGCTCTGTCTCAAACGTGTTCTGGATATTCGCAACGGACAAGGTAAGGTTCGTCTCGTCGATGTCCATAGGATCGATCCAGAACTCAATATCCCGGTCGTGGGACAATTTCTTCGGCTCCCAGTCGTTAGACAGAGTACCAGTATTGAATCCCGGCGTCCGGGTGTGGTCCTTATATCCTGATACGCTCATCCTCGGAAGCTTGATCGTCTGTGCGTTGATGAACTTCACCTCCGGATGGCTCTGAGTCAGCGCATCCGAACACGATTCCTTGCTGTATTTCTGCTGTAATAAACTGGTAAATGTGGTTGCGTATTCATATACTGCCATATGTTATCTCCTCTCTTTCTTATAATCCAAATGCCTTCTTAAGGGCATCCTCATTTGGGGTTGACTGCTGAGCACCTCCCGGTGCGCCGATCTGAAAACCGGACGCATTCTGCGCCTGCGGCTTCAATGCCGGTACGTCTTCCAGAACCTTATTCAGGGCGTTCTTTACCGCCTCGTCATTAATCTTGCCGTCCTGCCCCATTGCCTGGCTTAAATCTGCCATCTTAAGGACGTAGGGAATGGTCTTCGCATCAATGCCCAGGGACACCGCTGTCAGGGTTGCCGCATTCTGGATCTTTGCCTCCTGTACCTCCGTCTGAGCCTGGGTGAGCTGGCTCTGGATTGCGGCTGCGTCCGGCTGGTTCTTCGCCTTCTCCGCCTTGAAGGCTGCCATAGCCTGCTCAGCCTCCTGCTGGCTTAATCCCTGTTGCTTGAAATATGCCTTTAAAGCAGTATCCTCCTTCGCCGCCAGTGTGCCGTCAAGCATCTGCTGGATCTTCGCATAATCAATCTGTGCAGACTGCTGCCCTGCCGGGGGATTCTGCTGTCCCGCCTGCTGACTGCCCTGCTGGCCGTTCTGGCCCTGGGACTGGCCGGGCGGATCTGCCGCTCCCTGTCCGCCTGCCCCGCCTCCTGCCGGATCTGCAAAGAACTGGATGTCTAATGGCATCCTGCACCTGGTTCTTTTAAATCTCCTGTTCAACATGTTTCATTCTCCTTTCCATTTTCAGAGTGTCCCTCTTGTTACCTTCCGTTTGCATCGGTGTCGCCGGCCACGCACCTTTTAGGCCCTTGTCGTGTTTGGGGCATAAAAATACCACCGGCCATTTCTGACTGGTGGTATCAATACCATAATACTGTTTTTTCTTTTGGCTTCTTTCCTTCCAGATAATAATCTGCCGAAATATCATCTTTTGTCTTTTTTATGTTTTTTAAGATTACCATAATATTTCATTACCCTATTCAGTCTACAACTTCTGGAAGTTCCTTTCCCTGCCTGATCGCTTCCCTGATATCACGCACATATTCTTCATATTCATCAGCTCCGTACTCTAACTCCATGTACCCCCATGGATATCCCCCAAACATCTCCTTGTATTCTTTATTCAGCTGTTTAAGCTCTTCTGTATCTTTTCCATACCACATTATTTCATCACCGCCTTAATAATACGCTCAAACTCTCTTGTTGTTTCTGGTAAAAGCTCCATCAAAACACTTAATACCCTTTCATCTCCAGAATAATACATCCTTCCATATTGAGCCCATGCTTCTTTCTGTAAGTTTCCTGGAATTCTCCAATACTCCATAGAATGTCGATATCCTAAATTAACTCTTCCTCCTGTCAGTCCATGAATGATGTCAGATATCCCTCTATACTCTTGTTTTACAACGAATCCTTCTACAGATTCGTCAAACATATCTGGATATTTTGAGTATAACACATCTTGAATGAATTTTCCATCACTCATACTCTGCAGCCTGGCATAATCCGATGATAATTCTTTTTTTAGCATCCCGCTCTTAGTTATTCCGTAAGTTCTGTCAATTTCATGAAATAATTCATGTGCGATTGTACTTTGATCTGCTTTTTCAACCAGATAAACTACTCCATCCTTCTGACTAAAGTAAGAACGTCGCTTCTTGGAAGCTTTGAATTGTACACGTTTGTATGACTGTTGTAAAAGTTGGTATATATCATCATCTTCTACATTAAGTAAGCTGCGATAAAATTCTTTTGATCGCTCTTTTATGGTATTATCCATCCCCTTTAATAACAGACTAAAATTCTTATCTGTAAGTTTTTTTAATACTTTCCTCCATTCTATGGCTTTTCCCCGATACCGTCTCTTATCCTCCTCATCTAAAGAATGCTTTACCAGTCTGTCATATTTGTCAACTTGTTGCTTTGCGTGCTGGATCTTTTGTTCATTCCGGTAATCCTCTGCTATCTAATCCAGCTCTTTCCTGGTGTATTTGCTATCAGGCGGAGTGCTGATCCCTTCAAAATACGTCGTATGGCTGTCCTTGCATCGTGGATGATAAAGTCCCGCGGAAATCGCACTGCTTATTAACGGATACTTTAGTCCAGTTACAGGCGATATCCCGTCTTTACTCCCGCCAGACCACACATCGTCGATCAGGATCTTCCCACAGAACGGCAGGCACTTCGGACACGGATTGCCCCTCTTATTCACAATAACAGTCGTGATGCCCCATTCCTGGCGTTTCAGCCCTTCCCCTTGCAGATATGCCCTTTTGCTTGCCGTGCGAAGAGCCATATCAGCATAATCCTGCAATGTATGCATGGCTCCGTTGGCATATACGACACATTTCAGCCCTGCCGACAGCATGTCCCTGGTTGCCATATCTACAGCTTTCTCATAGGTTCCGGCACCTGTGTTGGCATATACCTGTGCGTTGAATATAGCTTTCCGGTACTGGTCATCCGCACGGCGGAGGATTGCGGCCTCTGCTTTCTCCATGTCATGCTCTACCGCATGGATCAACGTCTCAAGCTTACGCTCGTTCAGCTTAAAGAACTCAGCCTGCATCGTATCAGGCATTTTCCTATAGCCCTGGAAGCCTGACTGGACTGCTTTCAGAATCTCTGTCTCCTGCTCCATATATCCCTGCTTATTCACTTCACGGATAACCTCCCCGATCCGGCCGTTGATGTCGGAGAACCAGCTTCCAAATTTCTTCTGGTTGGCTTTCTTGTATCTTTCCAGGGATTCTAACTGCATTGCCTGCCACATGGCCCACTCCTTATCCTCGGCAATCTCCTCCACATGATGCCGTTTCATATTCCGGAGCATGGACGCGATTAGTTCCTCCTCTATAGCGGCAAATGCATCCTCGATATCGTATTCCCGCATCATGCACCGCCTTTTTGCCCCTTGTTGGAAAGTACGCGGAAGCCCTGTCTTTTGAACTGGCGCGACAGGGCTTTTAGCTGCGTCATACTCTTGCAGATATCATATCTAAGCTCCGCGTAATCGCCTTTTTCTATCGCATAAATCCCAAACGGCACCTTGTCACTGGCTATTTTTAGGAGCCCCTGGTACTCTTTGCGCCCCATCCCGTACATCCGGTTTGCTACTTTGACTCGCATTACTCATTCCCTCCTCAATAAAGCTTTCTGCATTTTCTCTGGATATTCCCAAAGTTGCAGTAATAATGGAGATCGCCTCGCTTCTGGTCACGCTTCCTTCTTTCACCATCTTAATAACATTCATAAGAGAAGCTATTTGCGCACCATTCAATTTTACATTGCCTTCTTCGACACCTTCGTTTACTTCAAATTCACCAGCTGCCATATTAATGCCTGGTTCTTCCATCTCAGCTATACCCTGCTCTGCCTTTAACCTGGCAATCTCTTCCCGTTTCCAATTGTCATCCTTAGAATCCCCATACAATTCTTCCACAGAAGCCTCAATACTCATAATCCCGCCTTGCTTGCCTTTTGCCACAGTCTCTACCTGGCTTTCGAAAGAAGGATTCGCATACTCCCCGAATGGAAGATTAACCTCCACTTCTTCAATCGCCTGTCTATGGAGGATATGATAGGCATTGATACTGGTTGACACCAATTCAGGGATAGTCTCCTGCAAGGCTTCTATGATAGCATCACGTGTATATAATGTCGTTTTCTCCTTTTCCCTCTGCGCCTCCGCATTGTCCAGCTTCTTCACGTCAATCCCCAGTGTAGAAGGACTTAGTACCCCCTGTAGACAGAGATCCAATGCAGTTACATAACTTGCAAGATAACTTTCATGCGGTATATCTGGCTGCTCGGTCGTGACCTCGTTCTTCTGCCCTTCTCTCATGTCCCCGTCTGCCGCGAAATACCGGTTGTCAAACGGATTCGGCTTGACGATCTGCCCGGTTTCCGGATCATGGGGGACGAGACATTCCGGTATGTACGTCTTAGCCCTTCCGGCTCTGAGCGCATCCATCCATTGACTCCATGCTTCATCCAGAGCGTCGAAGCTGTCTGTCTTCCCGTCGAAGATTGATCCTCCGCGCCCTTCGAACTTAGTATTCTCATAGATCTGCATCGGAACTGCCAGGATCACATTCTTATCAAATGTAATATCATTGATCGCTTTCGTCGCATCCAGGGCGCTTAGTGCGACTTCCTCTTCACCGCGGTACAAATGATTCTTGATATATCCATGCCCATAATGCTCGTGAAGCGTGTACTTCTGCATCTCTGACGTATATTCTGTCTTGAAAACTACCTCTTTCAGCCGTCCCCGGTGCAGGACAATATCAATCTTCTCCCCCGGGTACCATTCCAGGATCGGATACTGGCTTACATCCGTATCTATTGTGACCTTATAGGCACCGTCACCGATAAACAGCACTTCTTTCAGAGATTTTTCAAATTTCTTGCGGAATTTATTATCCTTTTCTATTTCCTCCCATAACTGCCTCTGTCCGTCATCCCCGAACTCAAAGTCGTTCATATCGGAAATGATGATGCTGTTCAGGGTTCTGACCATAAGCCCCGGCAGGCCGGTATGGATCTTGCGCATCTCCATCCCCCGGCTGCACCGGCTTGCCCAGAACTTTGTCTTGTCGGCATATTCCGGATTCTGCTGGTACATCTGCTCAAGCTCATTGCCGTCCCCGCGGTACCAGATACGGTTCCTTATTGCGGTCAGTTCGAAGTCCATCACCTCATTGATCTGGATGCTGTAAGGGTTTGAGGGCGTAATCTGCAACCAGCTCCGGATCCCTTTTCTAATATTGTCGTTCATTTTGTCTAACCACCTCATTTCATATCCTCCATTTCAAATCCAATCATATTCCGATAGGGTATCCACGAATATTGATTCGCGTTAATCGTATGGTCGTTCCGGTCCTCCGGCTCATCCTTCTCATCGTCCCAACTGTAACGGTCCAATTC